AAAACGAGACACGAACACCTTCTTCACAGGAAACGTACCACCTCGTGGCATGTTCTGCATGTTAGGGTCTGCCCCACTAAATCTACCTGTTGCTGTACGATGCTGAAGCAACCGCACATGTAACTTACCATCAGGCTTAGTATGTGTTTGTATGCCATCCACAAAGGATGACAGGTATGTCTCAACAGCCGACAGCCTACGCACTTTAGATAGGAAGTCAACTGCATCATCCATACCATGTGACTTTGCTGATGCTTCAAGCAACTCAAGGTTACCTTTGCTTGTAGTAAAGCCATTGGCACTAGCCCACTTTGCTGACGGTGGCTTGAACTTTAACCCAGCGACTTGATTAGTAGGATTAAACACATAGCCAACAGCGTCACAATCAACACATCTATTTGTGTTAGCATATAAACTTCCATCCTTCTTTACCTTTCTAATTTTGCCAGAGCCATTACATGAAGAACACTGGACTGCCTTAGTCTTGTACATACGCTCAGTGCATCCTGCAATGAGACTACGAAACTCTGCATCATCCATATATGGGTCAATAACATTACCCCAATGTGTCTTATCCATAACCTTGCGGCTGTAGATAACCCAACACAATTGCTCTGGGCTGTTAAGATTTATAGGGGTATCACCCATCAGAGTACGAACATGTTTTTGTAACTCAGATTGTAAGATGTCACGCTCCTGCTCAAATTGCATACGTACTTCTTCTAATGCTTTGCTATCAACGCTAAAGCCGCGCTGATAGATATGAGCCAGACACACAGCAACTTGATTTGTTAAGTCAACAGTACCTATCAATCCACCATCATCCTTTGTGTTTAGACGGTACATCAACTTATCAGACAACTGCTGTGTAGCATGAAGGTCAGCAGATAGATAGTGTGATAACTCATCATGAGGAATATCACGTGTACTATAACCACGCTTGAAGTAATCCTTCAACGTGTCTTGTTTTTGTGTATCTAGTTTATACCGTTCTGCACAGGCTTCTAATGACAATGGTTTCTTCTGCCCACGCTGTAACACATACTCTGCAAGCATAGTGTCAAACACAGGACCATCATACTTAAACCCTGACTCCCATAGCCACAGCAAGTCGTGTGCGGCGTTGTGCATAATAAGAACGGTGGCTTTATCCAACTGCTCCTGCACAATGCTATGCCCATTATAACTAGGCTCACACTCACTGTGGTCAAATGTTACAATGAACTCTTCACCTTGGTCAGTAAGCATACCAACCATGACCAGTGTATTATCTGGCTCGAATGGGTCAAGGTGCATCTTACCATCGTGCTTGGTAACGGTGTTCTCTACATCAAGTGTTAGTTTCATTTTGTTAATCCTTCATACCTAGCTGTTAAGTAGTCTAGTTCTACATTAATCATACCATGCCAACCTGTCAACTTATTTTTTGCTATGTTCAAATGCCTCAGTGGACTGTCTTGTTGCTCACCTTGTACCTCTTGTGCAGATGGTGACTTACCAATCAGTATCATTAAGTCGGCCTCTGCCGCTTTACCTGTACGACTACCTTCCATCATTGACTGATTAAGTTGTGACCTACCCTCTGCCTCTGCAGACAACTGTGACATGTAAAACACAGCACAATCATATGACTTAGCAATTTGACGAGCATACATAGCACACTCTTTAAGAGCCATGTCTTCCCTAGCATGAGTACCAGACTTAAACTTATCACCCATGTCAAGAACTAGAATATCTGGTTTATAGGACTTGCAGATAGATTCGACCCATGCCATGTCATTACCAGATGACTCTTTAATTCGTATGTTCTTTTCTACAGGTTCATAGAAAGACCTTGCTTTAGACATGTTATCTCTTACCTCATATACAGACATTCCAGATGCCGCAGTTAAATAACGTGCGCCTACACGGTTTGTATTTTCCTCGTTACATAGAATGATACACTTAGCCCCTTGTTCTGCAAAACCGCCCGGCCCAGCGATTAGTGATGCATGGAAAGATGTTTTACCAGTGTTTGGCCTAGCACCAACCTCAATCAAGTGACCACCACTAACACCTTCTACTTTGTGCGCCAATGGACCAATGTTAAACTTCCAACGTGCTTCAAGGTCAGCCTTTGCTATCAGTGTTTCAATGCTGATATCATCCCATTCAATATTGATGTTAGGAATAAAATCATCACCATAATTCTCTAGTAACTTTCTTAGGCTTTCTAAACTAGAAGCTGTACCATTTACCATGTCAAAGCCAATGTTGGCTACATCTTCACCTATTACCTGCTGAAACAGTTTGGATAGAACCTCTTGTGCAACATCACTACCCATAGCACCTTCCTTCCTGATACTGGAAAACAAAGAGGCATAAGCCTGTTTCTGTGCAGTAGTTAGTGTAGGGTTACTAGATATAAACAATGCCTCTACTTCATCAGGTGTAACAGTCCTATTGTATCTCTGCATAGCGTTGTCAATCGTGTGCTTAATCTTACGCACATCCTTACTAAACAAACGGTCAGGACATTTAGAACCACGATGGTCATCGTAGAACGACTTGTTCATTAAACTTCGTATTAGTGATAATTCCATGTTGTTATACTCCTATGTTGGTTAGGTTATCAAAGTCTGTTGGGTTACGATACTTCAAGTCATCTGTCAATCGCAGAACACGAACATCATTTACATGACCTCTTAGTTCCTTTGCAATCGCCAGTGTCTTGGGTAAAGCATCGGGGTCTAAAGCAATTACGGCTGTCGAGAACTGCGCAAGATACTTCTTGTGAGATTCCTGTAACGATGTCCCCAACACGGCGACCCCTCGCCAAACATCATTACCGACAACTGCGGCACTTACGCAGTCCTCAACAACCACAGCGACATTACCACACCCATGACTATATGGCAAGCCACTTTTTCCATATCGTTTCCACTTTGGCAATCTTTTTCCAAGCGCACGACCAGTAGCATCCACTACCTTGTTGTCGTGTACGATAGGGAATACAGCACGATGCTCTTTAACATCGTACCTGATACCTACTTCGTCTACATCCAGACCATACAACTCCATTGCCCACTCAGCGACATCAAAGTTAGCAGGTACGATATACTCAGGCATTGAAAATGTTTCTTGTGAAGCAAATGCTTCAGCACCATCAAAGCCCTTACGAATATCATCCATCGTCATACGAACACGAGTACCACCACTGACTTTACATGAAGCCTTGTAACAATTCCATACAAGACTACCCATGTTATTGGTCACTGTAAATGTATTATACCCATTACAAGAAGGACAATTCATTCTCTTTGTATGTCCATTAGGTATATCCATATCACTTATAGTGTTATATATATTACTCATGTATAATCTCTTTCGTTGCGGCAGTTAAGATGCTTTTACCATGCTTATTTCTCTCTGTCAATGCATAATTAGCACTTGTTAAAGTATTTTTCATGTACGGTTTTACTGAACTAGGATTAGCGTGTCCTGTAACCGACATGATTTGTCCAATACCAACACCTGCATCAACCATTTCAGTTGTGCCTGTCCTGCGTAAGTCAGACAACCTTAACTCCTGCGACAAATTGACGCTATCCATTATCTTTCGTGCATGGATAGGCAGTTTGAATTGTGAATATGGTTTGTATTCACCTGCAATTGGATAAGGACGAGGTGCAACATACTGTTGAAAGCCAAAGTCTTGCTCTTGCTGCGACAACATGCCGCATAGGTCATCAGAAATAGGCAGATAAACATCAGCACGGCGTTTGCTCTGCTCAATATGTACTGTTTGCTCATCAAAATTGATGCAGTCCCATGTAAGCATACGCATATCACCCACACGCTGACACCATTCGTATGCCATGTGTGCAATAAGACCGATGTTACGGGTGTTAAAATCGCCGTAGGCGGCGTCTAAGAACTTTGTAACATCTTCCCTAGTCCACACCGTCTTACGCCTCTCTGTGGTGCGTCTACGGATGACAGCGAAGGGGTTTAGTACACAATGCTCCATGCGAATACCATGATTGAACAAGACACGAGTGATTGACATCAGATGATTAGCAGTTGTAATGCCTTTCTCACACCACTGATTGTACGCATCTTTAGCCATGCGTGTTGTTATCTTATCCA